CATCGCTTCGGACTGGCGCGACCTCTGAAAGGAGGCAACCATGAAAAGCCGAAGTGAGATCTGGCTTTCTCTACTCGATGAAATCGGGAGAGAATGCTCGGTCAGCACCATTCAGGACAGAAAGACCGTCCTGAAGCGAGTGAAAGCAGAAGGTGAGTCGTTTTTCACGGCCACCCTTCCTCTCTATCACCAAGACTTGATAACAAGCTTGGAGTTAGGGAGGATTCCTGAAGGTGCTTTCCAGGGCTTCCGTCGCCGTAAGGTGACGGATGTTCATGGAATTAAGCACCTTGGAGTCCCCGTATTTCTCGGTCGATTCCTGGATCTGCTTTTTACCTCGGAGAGTACGATTAACATCGGCGAATGGTCTGCGGAAGATGTTATTCTTCCGAGTCCAGTGCTGTTGCCCGGGAATCATTTTGTCAATGAGCCTCGAGCAGCGAAAGCAGTAAAAGGCCTGCGGCAGCTTTTGCTGCTCTTCTCTAAAGAGAAGATGCTGGCTACACCTGAAAAGGTGGCCACTGCTATCACCAGCTATACCGATGTTGACGAACATGTGACAGACCCTTTAACGATAGCCGCGGTGAAGCCCTCTTTAGTGAGGGTTGTGCCGCGGCTGCCAGAAGGATCATTGGGCTCGTTTTTGGGCCAGCTCTTAGCCGTATTGACGGCATGGTTTACCATGGTGAGCTGGTTCCTAAACATGGGCCCGGGGCCACTGCCGATTATCGGCGTGGGAATCTCAAGTGGGTTATGCCTTTTTGGCTTGATCGACTTGAGTATCTATTCCCGTACTGGGAATATGCTCTTCCCAACGCGAAGTTTGCGAGGGAAGACCCCGATGTCACATGGTTGAGCCCGCAGGAAGAGCTACCGACTAGATTGGTAGCTGTTCCAAAAACGCAGGCAACACCACGTTTGATTGCAGAAGAACCTACTGTAATGCAATATATACAGCAGGCTATCATGCAGTCTCTCGTGCCTGAAATTGAGTCAAACTTAATTTCAGGGTCCTTTACTGGTTTTACGGATCAAGCGCCTAATCAGCTGCTTGCCCGTAAAGGCAGCGAGGATGGGTCATTAGCGACACTTGATCTAAGTGAAGCTAGTGATCGTGTTGCCAACTGGCTTGTTGAAGAGCTGTTTGGAGACTTTCCTAATTTCTTGGAAGGTATCCAAGCATGCCGATCAACGCGGTGCCAGTTACCTTCTGGAGAGGTAATCCCTCTTCAGAAGTTTGCGTCCATGGGCTCTGCCTTGACATTCCCAATTGAGGCGATGCTGTTTACAGCGGTTGCCTTGTTAGGATGTCTTGGCACGTCGCAGTCTCCGACGATGCCGCGTATTAAGCGGCTAGTCGGCTCGGTGCGCGTCTACGGAGACGATATCATTGTCCCCGCAGATAAGGCCGTAGCCGTGTCCGATATGCTTGAAATCTTCGGATTTCAAGTGAATCGGCGCAAGTCTTTCTGGAATGGACCATTCCGAGAGTCTTGTGGAAAGGAGTACTTTCTTGGACAGGACGTGTCAATAGTCCGGTCTAGGAGAGCATTTCCTGACACACGGCGCTACGCTGAAGAGCTGATTTCCTTAGTTTCTTTTCGCAACCAGCTTTGCGAGCATGGTTGG